CAAAGTGCCTGGAATTCCTTCGGAGCTTCCGGCAGTGAAAACTCCGGGGCATCCTCCACCAGCACTCCAGATGATTTGATCTCTGGTTACGACGGTTAAGGGGAACTAACATGGCAGGGTTAGGTGGATTTATCCAAGGCTTGGGGCTGGCTATCGGTAACGATATGATCCAGGGGCAAGCGTATGACATGAAGCAAGCGCAGACACAGCTGTTGCAGACGGAAGTACAGCAAGCCAAGATGCAGCAAGCGCAAATGCAACAGAAGATGAAAACCGATAAGGATATCGGGGCATTTATCAAATCGCAGACTGACTTGGAAGGGGCTGATGCTGCCCTCCCCATGAATCAGGCGAAGATGTATAGCAAGGCCGCTGGGCTGGCAGCTTCGCAAGGGGATCTTGCGTCTGCTAAAGAGATGACAGAGCTTTCGAAGCAGGCATCTGCTGAAGGGATCGAGCAGACGAAACAGCTGGCAGCACAGCAAGCGCAGAAGAGGGAAACTCTGGCAACTATTGCTGACAACACCCCAGAACAGCCGACCCGCGAGCAGTCCCAAGCTCTGGTCAAGGCTGCTGTTGAGGCTGGTGTCGATCCAACTACGATCCCCCTGGCCGGCACTCCTGCGTTCCTTGCCTGGAAAAACCAGCAGCAGTTAGCTGGCATGGACTCGACCAAGAAAGCCGAGTTTGTGCAGAAAGCAGCCGAAACCAAGCAGCGGCGTGATCAGCAATGGGCTGAGCATGAGGATAATGTCAGCTTGCGTAGAGCTACTCTTCAGCAAACCGCAGCCTTCCGCGAGGATAGCCTCGCCCTGCGTAAGGATGAGTTCTTGGCACGTCAACAGGATCGCCAGGACAAGGTGAAGAACCCCCAGATTGTCGATATCGGTGGGGTGAAATACGAGCGTGATCCTGAAATGAAGCTGAAAGGGGAGCGGAATCCTACCGATCCCACTCTTGTCAAACTCGGGGATCGAGCACGCACAGCAACCCAAGAGAACAATATCGTCTCCATTGGCGGTGCCGGTTCAGAAGTCGTGCGTAACTTGAAATCCATGTCCCTGTTCCCGACTGGCACTACCAACAGCCCATTCGCTCATATCACCGATCACGGGTTTGTGGAGTCGATTGAAAAGACTGGCAGCAATGCACTGACACCGGAGCAGATACAAATGTTCCAGACGTCCTCCTCTGGACTCTCTACGGAGTTGTCCCGGATTATGACGCTCGGTGGGGGGAGAGGGGCTAACCAATCGGTTATCAATGAGGTGAAGTCGCAAACCACCCCGAATGCCGGGGATACGAATATGACCGCAGCCTATAAGATAGCCACTGCGGCCCAGATTGCCCTGACCAGGCTGAAATCCACCCCAGACCCAGCAGACCCGAAGGTTCGTGCGAACTGGGATGAGACGGTGAAGGAACTGGAAGCCTATCCGAAACCTGACGAGATACTTGCTGCGGCTAGTGGCAGGCAGAAGAAGCAGCTGCAGGGAATGGAGGGGAATTACAGGAAGCTGCTCAACACGGTCAGGGATAGTGCGGATAACGATTCGGCTGCCCCTCTTCCTGGAGGAGCTGACCCTGGCAAAGGTACTTCCGCACCCCCGTTACCAGCTGGTTGGTCAGTGAAAGTTCATCAATAAGAGAATCCTATGCCCGATTTCACTTTGACCTCGCCGGAAGGTAAGAGCTATACGGTAACTGGCCCAGAGGGGGCTACCCAGGAACAAGCCTTTCAGGTGCTGCAACAGCAGCTTTCTGCAGGTACTGCAAAGGAAGCAGCCCCTTCCACAGCCGGTAGCCGTGCCAAGCAAGCCATTGCCGACCTCAAGCCTGATCTCAAGATGGACGAGGCTGGCAGACCCATCCCTACCCCCACAGTCAAATCGGCTCTGGAGGCTATTGGCACTTCCACAGCCTTTGGCGGGGCACTCGGAGCAGCCTCTCCTGAAATTCTCACCGGAGCTGGCTATGCACTTAGCTTTATCCCCGATGTTGGACCGACGATCGGTGCGGCTCTCATGGAAGCAGGCACGGCAGCTAGAGCTGTTAGATGGACCTCTGCCGGGGCCGGGATGTTATCAGGAGCAGTTGGAGAGACCGCAGGACAAACAGCTGAAGCTGCAGGAGCCTCTAAGGGAACCGCAGATGCAGCTAGACTGGTCGGAGGGATGGCAGCAGGTCCAGGGATAGCACTGGCAGCGAAAGCAAAAGGACTGTTTGGAGCGGTAGCGGAGAAGTTGGGGCTGATGGCTGCTACGGATGCGAATGTGGGGAAGGCTGCAGCAGCTCTCAGGGGGGTTGAAGATGCCGGGGTGCCTGCGAATGCTCTGCATCAGACTCTGCAACAGGGGGCAGATGCGCATATCCAGGACGCGCAGAAAGCCGGTGAGAAAGTGATGGCGGATGCCCGGCAGAGAGCTGCTGATGTGGGATCGCAGGATGCAAAAGCAGCCCAGAAGGTGCTGGACGATGGGAAGGCTCGCGCGGATCAGATCGTTGCTGAAGCGAAGAAACGGGCAGCAGATTTGAATAAGGCATCTGGAAATCGGATGGCTACTGCAGGAAAGGTGCTGGCACAGGCAGAGCCGTCACTGCGGGTAGTTGGGCAGCCTAGAGAGATCTCGGATATCGGGAAGGAGCTGCAAACAGCAGTCTCACAGGAGCATCAAGCAGCTATCGATGCCCGGACGAAAGCCTACAACAACCTGAAGGATCAGCGGGATTCGATAGTAAAAAGCAAGGAGCAGGCCGGGCAGACGGTAGAGCAGACAGAAGGGATGAAGGATCTGAAGAGCTATATCAAGGGAAAGACCGATTCGGCGGCATCTCCGAGGCAGACTACTGATCAGGGTACACTGCGGGTGTATGGGCAGGTGAATGAGGCCCTGCAAAATCCCTCATTTGAGGCGCTGGATCAAGTGCGGAGGAAACTGGGGGATGTCCTCGGTGGGCGGGATGTGGAAGGATACTCGGCAGTGGGGAAGGATGTGGCTGGGAAGTTATATGCGAAGATCAGCGATATCCAGAAGGAATTCGTAGGCAAGGATGCTGCTGGAACCAACCTTCAGCAAATGATGCAGGAGCAATATCATGACGCGTCGCTGGGACTTAGAAAGTTTGGCACGGGTGCAGGTGGCAAAGCAGCGGCTATTGACCGAATTGACCCGGAGAGATTTGCCGCTGATCCCAACGGAGTACCAAAGCAGTTTTTCTCCAGCCAGCAGTCAGTACGAGACTTACAGGAACTCACCGGAGATTCGGGATTGGTGCAACGGGCAGGGAGTAGTTACGTCAGCAGTCAATTACGAGGAATGTCGGCCAAACAGGTTCAGCAATTTGCTCAGAAGAATTCGGACTGGGTTCGGGAAGTTCCTGGATTATCTAAATCGGTAGCTGACTATGCAACGAGACTTGGAAAAATTGAAGCGACAGCAACAAAGGCTGGCGCGAGCGCGGAAGGACTGGCAAAACGGGCAGGAGCTATCCTACCGGAAGCGGAGGCAGGCGCAGCGAAGGAAAGGGCAGATGTCATTAGCAGAGTCGGAAAGATGGGAGAAGGCTCGGTAGATACCCAACAGAGGGTGCTGCAGGAAGGTGGGAAGGCTGCAGGGGAGGCTACGAAAGCGGCCGCGGCCCCAGCAACGAACCTGAAGGCTATTCTGAACGGTGGGGAGCGGCCAGAGGCAGTCCGCGACCTCTTACTCAATGGCAAGCCTGAGCAGACCCGGCTGGCGGCTAGGATCAGCTCGCAGACCCCTGAAGGAAGGAAAGCTCTGGAAGGGAGCGTGAGGCAGATCACGGCTGATATGAAAGAGGGGACGTTGCAGAAACAGTGGAACGAGCGGTTGAAACCTATGCTGACCGATGGGAAGATGCTGAGCCCTGATCGGATGAAGTCTCTTACTAAGGACGTGGAAGGGCTACTGAAGGCCTACTCGGGGAAGCCTCCGGTCGGGCTGATGCAGAGGATGATTATGGGGGCGGTGTATTCGGCGGGGGGTAATTATGCGGGACAGGATCCGAGGGAGTAATTAACCGCTATTACTATTTTGTAATCCCGGTCGATTAGTAACTGATTGGAAAAGAAGGGATTTTACGTGAAGTAGGGATGCCTCGCCTACGGCTCGCGGATTTGGGAGTACCTACTAGAGCGGATGAGGGTGTCCGGGGGAGTGACGGTAGGTAGATTCGCGAGCCTCCCCTATTGCAATCGTCAACGGAATCCGGCATAATCTCTACATGGTGAAGAGAGGGGGAAGGCTGATCCCCTTCCACGGAAAGGCCCTCTCCTCGCCCCCTCAACTTTCTTGTCTTACTGCACACTAGCTGCAGAGTGGAGTCCAACCCAGATACACCGCCTAATGCTCGACTGGTCTTGGCCAGCGAGGGACTATAAATAAATACCAGCTTCCTGTGTGCAGACGGAAAATTCCCGAAGGAGAGATCCTGGCGGGCTTTTTCTGCTGGCTTTTCGGTTTTCGGGTTGCCGGGCTAGGAAACAATACTGCTTTTTCGTTTTCGACATACATTACTTTTTGTTAATCCCGGTCGAAAACCCCGAGCGTTAGCGAGAGTCCCCCACCCCATCCCTCAACATCCCCTTCAGTAAACAGCAGTCCCCAACTTGCTGCTACACTTCCCCCATCGCGCGCACGCGCAAGCTCTCTTAAGAGAACTGCTGTAACAAGTTGGCAGTGTTTTACTCTCGCTCCGCTCGGGCTTACTTATAATGGAAGGTATTGGAATGACCGCATTAGTGTTTTGCTCACTCCGTTCGGGATTTGTAATTAATCCTTCCTGTGATTGTTGCCCCTGCGGAAGACCTTTCTGGCTCTGCAATTCGGATTGTTTTTAATGAAAATCCTTCTTATTGATAGCTCCGCCTTTTTTCTGGACTTCGCCATGCGCTGCGAGGCCCAGGGTCACGACGTCCGGGTGTGGATAGCCCCTGATGAAAAGACCTTCGAACGGGTTTCCATTGGCGACGGGCTAGTCAGAAAGGTCCCCACCTGGGAAGGGTCAATGGCATGGGCAGATCTGATTCTGGTAAGTGACAACTGCCGCTATATGAAGCGGCTGGAAGGCTACCGACAACGCGGGTTTCCTATATTCTCGGCCAACGTGGAAGGTACTTCCTGGGAAATGGACCGGTTGAAGGGACAGGAAGTGCTGGAGCAGGCCGGAATCGAGTGCCTCCCTTGCATTAAATTCTCCAATTGGGACGATGCCATCTCCCATCAGAAAGCCCATTTGGATGTCCGGTATGTGTGCAAACCCTGCTCCGATGTGGATAAAGCCCTCAGCTACGTCAGCAAGTCAGCAAAAGACATGATCTTCATGCTCCAGCATTGGAAGCGGACGATTAAAAAGCCATGCCCGTTTATCTTTCAGGAATTCTGCCCTGGGATTGAAGTGGCAGTTGGTGGCTGGATGGGCCGGAACGGCTTCCTTGGGCATGTCCTGGAGAATTTCGAATTCAAAAAGCTGATGAACGAGGAGCGTGGGCCCAACACTGGCGAAATGGGAACGGTGATGAAATACGTTCCCTTCGCAGAGAGTAAGCTGGCTATGGAATTGCTAGCTCCTGTAGAGGCAGCTCTAATCCGCTCCGGCTACACTGGCTATATCGACGTGGCGGTGATGCTCGGTACGGAAGGTCCGCGTAAGGGGCTCCTGAACCCTCTTGAGTTCACCTCCCGGCACGGCTGGCCTCTGTTCCTAATTCAGCAGGTCCTCCATCACGATGTGGGCAGCTGGATGAAGGATGCCGTAGATGGTCGAGATACGTTCCAACCTTCCGATGAGATAGCCCTTGGGGTGTTCGTTGCCATGCCTGATTTCCCCAACCACCATCTTAAAGAGGAGCAGCTCTCCGGCTTCCCTGTCTGGGGCATCACTAAAGAGAACCGTTATTTCTTCCATCCCTTCAATATGAAGCTTGGGGAGGGGATTGATGATAAGGGGGCGACAGTCCCTATGATGGTGACGGCGGGGAATGCTATCGCTACGGTAACGGGTGTCGGTAGGACCGTGGAGGAGGCTAAAATCGATGCCTACGGCCATCTTTCGGAGCTGGAGATTCCCAATTCTCCAATGTACCGAACCGACATCGGTGACCGCCTCCGAGACCAATTGCCTGTCCTGCAGAAGTATGGCTACTGCACTAGCTGGAGCTACTAATGTCAGGGCAAAATAACCTGGTACTGCCTCCGGTTCCCCCGGCAGGAGCCGACACCAAATGGTTTCAACAGCTACAGGCTACAGTTAGCTGGAATTTCAATGCTGCAGCTCCTACAGCAAAACGGCCTAACAATGCATTGATCGGTCAGCACATGCTGGATACCACGCTGAATAAGCCCATTTGGTGCACTGCCGTGAACCCTCCGGTATGGAGAGATGCGACAGGAACCGTGGTGTAGTTTTCGACATACATTAACTTTTTGTAATCCCGGTGAGAAACGGGTAGTACCAAACTGGAGCGCGCTAGGGTCTGCAGCCTGAAAGTCGGTTCCTCTGCCGATTGCGCTAACTCCTTATTTCAGAGGGTATTTGAAGAGGCAAATCATGGTTGCTAGACTAGAACCGCAGGATTTAATTAATCGCTGCGTGAGAGTTGGTGATTGTTTTATTTGGACTGGGGAAGTGTTTAATAAGATGCCTTATGGTAAAGTCACTTATCAAGGCAAAACCCAGTTAGTTCACAGACTGATGTATAAATTGTTTGTTGGCGACATCCCCGACGACTTGGTGCTCAGGCATTCTTGCGATAATCCTAGGTGTTGTGAGCTATCCCACCTAGAACCAGGAACACATCAAGATAACAGCGATGACTGTGTTAATAGAAGTCGGCAGGCTAAAGGTGAATCTCATGGAATGGTAATCGTCACTAGAAAGCAAGTTACTGAAATTCGAGACCTGTTGAAATGTCGTTTATTCACGCAGGCTCGTATAGCTTTCTTTTATGATATAAATCGCTCGCTGGTGTCTGACATCAAGAGCAACAGGTGCTGGAGAGATTGAGATGCCGGGTCCGGGCGAGGCAGATTTTTATAGCAGTGGTAATTGGAATTTTACTTGCGACCTGTGTGGACGGAAGCAGAAGTCCAATATGGCTATGTTTACTTGGAACGGATTATATGTCTGTAGGCACCATCGTGAACTGAGGAATCCGCAGGACTTCTTACGCGGAGTTAAGGATGACCAATCCGTCCCTTGGTCCCGCCCCTACCGCCCACCACGCTGCGACACCACTGAATTCCCCTATGTCGAATTCTGCACCTTGCAGGGAGAGAACGCGATCCCCGGATTCGCCATCCCAGGTTGCTCCGTCCCTGCATTCGTCAACACTGCCTTCTACCCATCTATCCAGCAGTACCGTGGGTGGGCTATCCAGGACACTTACGGCTGCCCGATTCTCGACACTAACGGCCAGATGATCTACCCCCCAGGCACACCTTCAGCTGCCAACCCACCACGCCCTGGTGGTCCGGTCTACGAACTCGACATCAACTTCATTCTCAATGAGAGCACCTTAGGATGACACGCAAAATACTCTTAGCCTTCGGCCTTCTCTGGTCGATTGTCGCTAGTGCTCAATTCATTCCGGGGCAGGTCCTCACTGCGGCCGAACTCAACAGCCAGTTTGCTCTCTACGCACCTTTAACTGGGGCAGTGTTTACCGGCTCGGTGGGCGGAACTACAGCTAGTTTTTCTGGCTTAGTTTCTGTTGCCAGCCTGACAGCTACGGGAACGATCTCCCTCCCAACAGCTTCATTGCCATTACCTTACTTGGCGGCACAGTTGGCAAATACTTTAGTAGCTAATGCGGCTGGTTCTGCTGCTTCTCCTACTGCTATCTCTGCCCCCTCTTGCAGTACCTCTTCCAGTGCTTTGCAATGGACTTCCGGAGCTGGCCTTGCCTGCAACACAGCTATCAACGCCTCCACACTTGGTGGAGTTGCTGCCGCCTCTTATTTGACCGCAGCTAGTGCCGCTTCCACTTATGCAACTATAGCCCAAGCAACAACTGCCCTCGCGGCAACTGGGGGTACTGCAAATAACGTAATACTTGGCGGTATTACCCCGGCAGCTGCTGCTTTTACTACGGTTGTAATGAGCAGCACGTTCAAGCCACAATCCGTTTCGGGGGTCGTTGGGACCACAGTGGCAGACAACGCACAAGCTGGTAGTATAGGGGAATTTGTAACTGCGACTGGCACTAACGTCCCCCTCACAAGCAATACCCCTGCAAATGTAACTAGTATAAGTCTTACTGCGGGGGACTGGGATGTTACAGGAAATATATACTTCACCCCAGCCACTGGAACGACTATTGCGAACGAAGTTTCTGGTATAAGCACCACATCGGTTACATTTCCCGCAATTCCACTGTATGCTTTTTCCTCCTTGGCCGTATCCGCTAATCAAGAGATAAGTTTGATCCCGCCACAGACTAGAATTAACGTGGCTTCAACTACTACAGTGTATCTAATCGCGCAGTCTAGCTTCACTGTGAGCACATTAACGGCCACAGGTGTGATAAGTGCGCGTCGTCGTCGATAACTTTTAGGGGATTTTCATGGCAGAGCAAGGGTCATATCCCTTAAACGGGCGAGCGCTCCAGGGAACGGATACCTGCACAGGAGTTGTCACTGGGCAGACAGCGGATATTCCCTTGTCTGTTCTAGCTGCTTTTGTGCTGGCGAATTCTCCAGGGTCAGGATCAACAGCACAAAGACCTGTCCCCTCGTTTATAGGACAACCTTATTTCGATACCACACTTGGATTCATGGTGTGGACATCTCAAACAGTACCTGCAATTTGGGTTGATGCAGCTGGAGTTTCGGTATGAAAAAAATACTCGCATCGGTTCTGCTGTTACTGTTGTCAGTGGCAGCTTCCGCACAGACCTTTCCGGTTAATAATTTAGTTGTTAATGGTACATCACAGTTTACTGGGCAGGGGAATTTCACCCTCCCCCCGACAGCGCCTACCCCGACAACTGGTGATAGTTCCACAAAACTGGCTACTACGGCTTTCGTAGCTGGTGCCATTGGGACAGCAGCTCCTACTGTTGCTAACAACGCTGCACTGCAGGCAACTTCGACGGCTTCTGCTGCTAATGTGTGGAGACTGGGGTTTACGACATCTGGAGATGCCCCACCATTATTGTATGTAGCTACTGCCGCTCCTTGTACTATCAGTGCTGGGGCCGGTGATAACGGATCACAGGTTAGAGGGGCTAACGGGAATTGCTGGGTGGCTAATTTTTCTCCTACTGGCCCCCTAGAGGGCAAGCAGTGGGGGGCTAGATGCGACAATTCCCATGATGACACATCAGCAATGCAGGCAGCATTTAATACCGGAAGAGTCATACATTACCCGGCTGGGGTATGTCTGTTTCAGTCTGGACTGGTGCAGCTTAATGGCGGGATAGTGGGAGATGGCTTCACACAGACTGTCTTGGCTGCTATAGATACTACATCTTCTAATGCGATTACTTACAGCTCCAACAATCCGGGCTATTTCGCAAATTTTAAGCTGGTAGCCAATAATACTAAAACTGGGGGCTCCGGTCTTCTTGTTACTGCTAGTTCTGGGGAAAATTCAGGGACAAGAATAGATTCGGTAAATGTGGTTGTTTTTCCTGTAAATATAACAATGAGCCCAGCTTCTAATTGGGTTATAGCAAATTCTTGGTTACAGGAGGCTTCGCAGCAGAATTTACTCATTGCAAATGCAAATAATCCTGACTCTGGGGATAGTACTATTGTTGCAAGTACCTTCTCCAATTCCAACGCGGTTCCTTCAATTGTGTGGAACTCGTCTGGAGGAATCAAGGTCATCGGCAGCAAGATCAACGGCGGAACTTTCGGCTTTTTTGTGGGTTTCAATGGAACAGCAAGTACCAGTGATATTTTGATCAACGGTACCTCTATTGAAAATATGACTAGTTCGGCTATAGAACTGTCTAGGTCTTCCGGGACTTCCACAGTATCGAATATTGAAATTGTGGGCAATCAGTTAGCTATCAATGCTAATGCTGTGAGTACTGACGGTTCGGGGGCTTTCTACAATGTAGTGGTTGGGGATAATGTCATTACAATGTCCTCCACTACGGGAAGTGCCATAGCATTAACTGCAGTTAATGGCTTTTACGTTGGAGGGAATTCTATATTTGGTAATGGGGGCTCTCCCTCAGGTATAGCAATTTCAACAGGGAGTACTAACGGAAAAATAGGAAAAAATACCTATATTAACATCCCCACTACTCTGAGTAATTTGAGTACGACCACTTTTTATGAACGTGATAAGCAAGTAGTTACTACGTCAATAACTACTGGAACTGCTTATGGATCTTCCTTGTTTGTTGGGAATGCGAACGTAAGTTTTCCAGTAGCCTTTACAGTTGCTCCTGAAGTCACTTGCACCGTAGGTACGAGTGCCGGAGTCTCCGCGTTCCCTTTAACAGTTACTAAGACGGGATTTTTAGCGAACGCAGTCAGTGTAACTAACGGGGCTGTTATTTCTGTAACTTGCTGGGCGGAAGGTGTTATTTAAGGGGTAGGTTATGGCAGGCATACCGTTTTTCCAGGACTACAATCAGAACAACCCAATTACATCTGCATTTTTAAACGCAGTGTCGGCGGGGGTATATGCACCAGCAGGAGCAGCGAAGTTGGCAGTGCAGTCAGCGGCAGCTTGGGTGAGATTTTCGGTTGCCGGTGGTGTGGTGACGATTCAGCAATCCGTGAATATCTCCACTGTGGCTCGGACATCGGCTGGGGTGTATGTTATTACCTATAATACACCACTGACTGGGGCCTTGAATGCCTACGGATTTTCAATGGATTTGCCTGGATTTGTGTTTCGCACAGCAGAGTCGGCTGCAGAGCTTACAATTGGAACTACCAATACAGCAAATACTTCATTTGACCCGGATTTTGTTAGCGTGTTGGTGTTTGGGG